AGATTGGTGAGCTCTGGCATCAAGCCATACGCTGCCAAGAACTTCATCTGGCGTTCTTTATTCATGCCGCCCATTACATCTTTAACTTGCTTGAAGGACATATTGCCTATGCCTGGAAGATATTCAGCCAAACCTGTTGTTACGAACTCACTAATGGGTTGAATTTCAGCCAATGCAGCGCGTCGTTGATTGATCTTAGTAATGTCGCCCTTGGTGGCGGGATAGAGTGGATCTGGCCATTTATTTGGATCTGAACCTAAACCCAACTGCTCCATTACTTGAGGAACGGTTTGTCCGCTCGCTAATAGATTTGCAGCGCTCGCAGGATCAACACCAGCACCCGATAGCGTTGCTACCGCATGATTCTTGGCATCAATCGGCGTATGCGCCCAATTATAGCCATGCATCTGCTGCTGCTGTTGTTGCTGATTAATGATGCCTTTATTCAATATAGAATCTACTAGTTGATTGCCAGTATTGAACAAACCGGAATTGCCAGACTGTTGCTGTCCTTGGACAGGCGGCATTCGGCCACCCATTTCTCCAGCATTTTGTCCCATTGGAGGAGGCATATTAGGCATTCCGCCCTGTTGACCACCTTGTTGCTGACCACCCTGAGGACCCGCTTGAAGATTATTAAAATCTAGCAATCCCATCGCCTTCAGAGCTTCAAGGGTCTTCGCTTCTTGTCCGCCCATAAATCCTGGATGCTCGAGCTGATAATCGATTTGCTTCTGCTGTGAACCCATTAATCCTCGGTGAGCTAATGCGTCCTGCAAATCAGATTGTGCTTTAGGGCCATACCATTTGGTTTGTTCGCCTAGCAATCCGGTCTGCGCATTAAGATGAGGGATTTGTGCCTGTTTATAGCCAAGATCTGCTTGCTGTATCTGAGGAGCATATTGATTCTGAATACGTGCCAACTCATTCGCAAGTTGCATTTTTTGCATTTCTTGAACAGCTTGTGCCTGACTCAAACCTTGGCTAATACCCATGCCTAAAGGATTTGTGTCTTGCCATGTTAAAGGTCGAGCTTGCAGTATTGCCATAATTTTATCCTAAAGAAATGCAGCTAACGCGCCTAAACCAGTAATGGCATTTCCGAACGTGCCCTGTCTATGTTGGTTACGACCGGCTGAACCTTCGTATCCGAAACTAGCTTTCGACATCAAATTATCAGCCAAGCTTTGCGCTAAGTTATGTGTAGCACCGAATCCCTGGCCATACACACCCATCGCATTACCCATCCAGTTATTGTAATCCTGGCTCGCCAATCCACTGGCGATTTCCATTTGCTGTTGGTCGTGAGCGGGTGTCCCATGCATTCCAGTGGCTAAGCCGCGGTTGTTACCTGCTTGTAACGCTTGCTGTAATGCAAACTGATAACCCGGCGATTGCTGATAATCTTGGCCGATCTCGTTCACCTTTTGCCCAGGATTTTGTCCCGCTTGCATGTAAGGTTCATAGTAACTTTTAAGTTGGTCTGGGATTTGGTTTAAATAGGGCATGGCTTGGTCTGCAGGATTTTGCCATGAAGGCATAGCACCTTTTGCAAGACCCATCGCTCCGGTAAAAGGAGACGTCGCGAAATTAGATATGCTTTTGAATAAACTCATGACAATTCCTTATGTAAGCGTAAAAGTTTTCCACACGCCGGCACCTAAATTGCCTCGGAAACTATTATCGGTTGAATCATATAATATACTTCCAAGAGAAGCAGCACCGGTCAGCAATGCAATATTGGCCGCAGTTTGCGGAGGAATTGCCAAGCCTTCTTGATTGATCGTGTTCTGTAATGCGCTAATTAATTTATCGAGGAACAATGCCCATTCTGCGGTGAGACGACCGTCCTTATCGACCACATTGGTGCCGCGCGGTAAATCAGGAATGATGGATTGTTGTTTTAATACTTCTGCCATCTTAAATCCTTATATTCGCAATGCCATCGGTCGCCACGAATCGTCCCAATCCCCAGAATCTGAATTGAGGCACGATATCGTTGGACATCCCTAACTGCCACCATAGTAACTTATTAATACGATTACCGATGGAATTAAGTTCATATGGAACGTAGCTATTAAATGATGCGCCGCCATCGTATGAAATGGATAAATCAACGCGCGGATTAACGTAGAGGGGAGCGCCAGAATCTTGCGTTATTAGGCTATTTCCATCTTGAGTCACTAAAAAGTTTCCGTTCTGAGCAACGAGGAAATTAATAACTTCGCCTGTAGGTTGCGGATCGGTTTCACCCTGCTCAATCGTGAAACCTAAATCATTTAAGATGAAGTAATCTTGCGTAGGAAGACGTATATGCTTGCATACACGGATGCGAGGGATCTCAGCACCATCATAAGTAGTATACAAAGTATCAAAAGCGTACAGATTCCCATTGTTGCGGGAAACGAAATAGTATTGGTTATTAAGGAACGCAACTTGTTTCGCAATAAAGTAATTACCGTTTTCATCAGATGCATGGAAAAATCTCTCTTCATTGCTTAAGTCACAAAATAACGACAGATTATCTTGAATGAAATTGATGTGATAAAACAAGTGACCATCTTGTCGATAAATGAATGCTTCCGCCGATGCAGGATTTGCCAAATTCGATAACACGAAATCGATACCGTCAGTAGAAATCTTACGTGGCGTACCGCCATCCGAAATCATGATCACCGGGCCAGACTTCTCGTTCGTTGCTAGCCATACAATCACTTCGTCAGTGAAAGCAATCGTTGAAGGATTAGCGCAGCCATAATCGATGTTGAATGATAAGTTCGGCGTGTAGGGAAATAACTGACCGGCAGTATCAAACCAAGCCTGGGCGACATTTTCACCGAAGACAAGCACCATATTACCGCGTGATGGGACTGGCACAACGGCTTGAACCGTATCGGGCTTGACGCTGAGAGGCCCAATAAAGGCCGGTGTATTCGGAAACACAACCGTCGTCGAAGCATTCGAGGCATCAGGATCTGATAATCGCCAATTATTCGTACCACGAGATGCGCACAAGAAACGACCATCGTGAAATGATACATATCCTGGCGTGAACCCCAAGGAAACTGCGGTCAATGTTTGGAATAGTGGCGCTGTGATTGGCTGTACAACGTAGAGATTTTGCTGATCTGAAATTAAGATCTGATTATTATTATTCTCAGCAATATAAACATCGGTGCTATAGCTATCAAGAATACCGACCTGAGTGGGTACAAATTGATAGGGATTCGTGAGACTTGGATTATAAATAATGCGAATGATATAAACTGCATTTGAAACAACAGCCACTAAGAAATCGAAAACGTTACTCGCGTAAAGTGCACGACCATTCGCACCAAGACTTTCAAATCCATTTAAAATAGTAGATTCATAGCCAGCATAATCGACTAGGAAATTGTCTGAGATAAACATATTGTAGGTTTTTTCGAGAGAAATCTTTGGATATCGCCCAAATGTCGACGAGCCTACGATGTTAATCGGGACTTGTTGAAAGTTCTCGCCACGTGTTATCGCCATACGTTTTTCACCACACCTACGTGATTATTACCTTCGAATATCTCATCCAGCTTCTTTCGCAATTCGCGAACCGCGAACGCTTGCGTCTCTTCAAGGATAATTTCGATTCGCTCTTTCTTGTCGTCTTCTGTCTCAGGATACCAACCTGTACCGATTGTCATGCTAATCTCGACTCTTTTAAGTAATCGATGGCGGCTCCTAGTCTGTCGAGATCATCTCCAAACTTGCCAAGTCCCGTATTACACTCATGGCATAAAAGGCCTCTAATCTTACCTGTTGCATGACAGTGATCTACTGCTAGTCGTGTAATATTGCCTTCTGTTCTAGACTTCCTGGTTTCTTCTTTTCGACATATCTTGCATCTGCCATTCTGCGCGAGGTGCATTCGCATGTATTCTTCGTAATCAAGACCGTGTTTCTTTTTTATATCTCTAAGTCTTAATTTTTCTTTATTATTTTCTCTATGTTTTCGATCGTATTCTCTAAATCGTTCTCTATCGTTGTCTCTTACTAATTGCGTTCTCGCATTAACTAAGTCTGCATTTTTTCTACGCCAATCTCGCGAGTAAATTCGCGTCTTGTCCACGTGAGCCATAGGTCTTACACGCTTAGTTTTTTCGTATGCTCTTTGTCTCTCTCGGATTTTTTCCCGATTCGCATCTTCATATTCTTTTTTACAAGCTTTGCATCTAATTCTAAAGCTAATGCCTTCCTTACTTTTCCACACCTGATCTAACGTTAAATCTCCGTGCACCTTACAGCTTTTCACTACTTCACTCATTAATCTCTCCAAGGCTAATGTTAAAAACACATTATACCACTTTACGAAATTAATTCCGGTGACGAGACTGAAATACACATGCAGACTGGATATTATGGTTAGTTAGGTCTCCAACCTCTTCCAATATTTATATCGCCATAATTGTAACCAGTACCTTGGGACAGCAATGTGATCTTCGCCATGCTCAAGTCTGGTGGACTGACGTACATGAGCTCGCGCTCCATCTTTTTGAGTAATTCTGTGGATTGCGGGTTAAATATAATGCCAAACTCAGAACACATATATTGCGCTAAACCATAACGTAAATATTCGATGTAATAGGTGTCATACATGATCGACATGTCGGTATCTAATGACACATCGGTTAATGCAAATTTACCCATAATTTTTAATGGATAATTACCTGCTGGCAGGAAGTACATATAAAGATTTGAACCGCCGACTGCACGTAAATACGTCCAGTTGAAAGGTAATGTAGAAATGTTATCCACACGACCGCTTCCAAAGTAGCGAGTGCGCGTTGTGTAATCCATTGGATATCGAAGGACGTCAATATTGAACGTGACTGATTCAATCGCGACGCAATTCGGAATGAAATATTCTTCTTGGCCTGGGACAGCAACAATACTGGTGTCGTAAGTCCAATCAGGAATCAGATCTGTTTCAACGCTTTTGAAATCTAAGAACGCATTTAATAGATAAAGACCATCCGTGATTTGTTGCCCGGACACAGTTTGTGCACCCCGAGCAACAATCCCGGAAAGATACCAGGCGCGTGTAATAAGTTGTTGAGCAGTATAAGCCATATGACACGCTCCTTAGTATCAGCTCATTAAAGAGCCATTGTGTAACCAGCAACAGCAATACTTAATGCACCAGCGCTTAATTGGTAAGCAATCTCAGGAACGCTTGATACATATAGCGGAACCATTGAGAACTGTTCATCAAGAGCGGTTGCAGCGACTTGGCCAGTCATTACTAAGTAAGTACCGGTTGCGCCTGCTGGCTTAATGAAAGCGGTGTTTCCAGCTGCAGCAGGAGTGAAGGCTGCATTTAGAATTACGCTGTTAAGGCCAACTGCTGGAACTGCTGCTGCCAAACTTACGTTCGCAAAGCTTGTTGCTGCGCCGCCGCTCAATACAGAAATAGGAGTGTCATATTGGAATATACGACCATTACCTACTCCGCCTTGGTAGAACGGTAAGAAATGAGCAGAACCATCGGTGAAAACGGAACCAATCAATCTTAAGGAATCATATCCAAAAGGAAGAAGAGGAGCGGTCGCTGACAAGGAGATCAACGCAGCAACAGGTTTGTAATAACGTGAATCACCGATGATGAAAACGTAGTACAAGGTGCTTGCAGCGATTGTTCCAGTGTCTAATCCATTTGCGCCAACAACTGCGGAGTTGATGGTTAAAGGAGCAGCCACAACGGTGCCTTCAATGTTTGCTCCACCGACAACCATGTCGATAACGTCGTTAGAGTCACGGCATTGACCTGCTGCAACCGAAATAGAAGTGGTTGAAACAAATGCTAACTGTAAACCGACGATATAGGTAAACGGTAAGGAGTAAATTGGATCATTTTGAACTTGTGGAGTTGGCATAACTGTATCCTCATTTTTAGACTGAAAAAGGGAGGAGGCAAATTGCCACCCCCCTTAGCCATTAACCTTGCGACAATGGAATTAAGAAACGCATGGAGTACTCAGGCACTAACGTTGAGCCCCAGGTGTTGTCATAAATCAAGCCGGTTTGGTTTTGCCCGAATAACGAACCGTAGGTTAAACGCATGGAAACGCCCGTTTCTGGATCGTATTCGTT